TCGTCCCACCAGACAACATTTACCAATCCCCCTGATTTGAAACCAGTAGATTGTGTTTCGTAATTTATTCTAAATGGATCTGAAACAGAATATTGGGAAACAATATCGCCATAAACCTCAAATACTGTCACGCTTGATTCAGTTTCATTGCAAGGAGTACATCCTGCGGTTCCTGAATAATTGAAGAAGCCTCCGCAAACCCCCAGTAAAGAACCTTTAAATATAGGATGCAGATCTAAAAGAGTTCCAAATATTTCACATGTTATTTTATTTGGAACTGTGAAAGCTTGTACTATGTCGCCCTTATCTAAACAAACACCATTAATATCAATCGCTCTTTTGGCGTATAGGCAGCATGTGCCAGCACTAAGCCCAGTAGCTCCACCACCTCCAGTAGTTCCAGTCGGACTTGCCGAATCGGCTGTAGATCCTTTAAATTGAATCATGGTATCAATACCACGAATACGAACATAATCGGTTAAGTAATTGTTTAATTGATCTTTTGCTATCAAAATCCACTGATATCCATCTGGATAATCTAGAACAACTCCAGCAGAGCCTGATGGCTTATATCTAGATTTTTCAGAACCAAAAGAACTTTGCTTATTATTTGATCCGTCCTTTAGGCAAAGATATAATCCAGCATCTGTACTATTAAAACAGATACTATTTGTTATATCAACACCAGGATTATAGGGAATATAAGATTTAGATTCCCAATCTTTTCGTTCAATTACAGCAGTTATGGCATTGGGTAATACTCTTTTTCCAAAAATTGCATTATTTGCAGCAACTTTTGATAATTTATTTGTATATTTTTCATATCCAGCTTTACCAACACCAAAGCCGACATAGTAATCTTCCTTAAACGCAGATTTTATGAATTCTTCTGCACTTGAAGAGTAGAGTTTTTCAGATTTATTTGCGTTTGTCATACTGTTATTTATGATAAAATTAAGATATAGTAACTGCCAATGGATTATTCTTACTCACATAAGAAAGCAATGAAACGAATGTTTGTGGAGATTCTTTTAGATTCATATAAAAACCAACTGGCTTTAACATAGAAATAAAATCATCTTCATATTTTTCATCAATAGAAGATTCTATCACTATCGAAAATTCTTGATAATTAGTTCCATCTGTAAGTGTTTGTTCGTTCAAACTAGCAGAATTAAGAACAAATGTTTCATCTATTCCTATCTTAAAATCCGTATAAACATCTGGGAAAAATGTTTGTAAAAAGTATTCGTATGCTTCTTTTTTACCTTTATTTACTATAAATCGTTTTTTATTCGCTACTAAAAATTCTCTTAATTCTTGTTCTTTATTTTCTATAAAATCATCAAAATCAAAATCGGCAAATAAAGACTTATATGTTTCCTTTAAACCATCCAAATTCATAAAGAAAATATTTTGAATATGTTCATAATTTGGATATAAATTTAAACCATTTTTAGAAAAATAAAAATTATAAAATTCTTGAATCAAATCAATGATTTTTACATCTGAATTTTTATTAGCTTGGTCAACCAACCACTGCGGAAATTGTGATTTTATATAATATCTAAAATTTAAATCATCTCTAAATAATTTATTAAAATTATATGTAGAATCTAACTGACTAATTGCATATTCAGCAGCTGCACTAATATTATAAGCAGATGGATTTATTGTTTGCGATATTGTTGGATTAAAAACTATAATCATGTCATTGATACGCTTGAAATTCTATATTCAACCGCCATATTATTTAAAGGAGTTATTTGAACAGTGTTTGGGGTTATAGTAATATCAAAAGAATCATTAGCAACAATATTATCATTAAATATCATAAATCCGGTTGTTGGATTAAAAACACCAACCTTTTCATTTACTGCTGTATTATTAGATAGATACGCTCCGATATATTTAAATCCATTTAAATTTGGAACATCAATTGTTGTTGATTTAAATCTAACATCGCTAGTAGATAAATTTGTTGATACTAATTCCGTCGTAAAGCTACTTATTGGATTGTAGAAATATAAAGTTTTATTTTGTGATAAATCTATAGTTTTATCGAAAGTAAATGTTATATTAGAGTCAGTAATTACAATTGAAGGATCAACATCGGTTCCCAATAAAATTAAATTTGATTTTGATATAGAGTTATTAAATTTTAATATAGAATATTTTTCTTCTATTGCAGAAACCAAATCATCTCTTAATTGACCTATAGATTTTTTTGTTTTTGAAGAATCTCTTGTTGCAGAGATTGTTATATTTCCAATAAAATTTTCACTTTCTTTGTATTCTATCGAAAGACCTAAAATTATTTTAGATTTTAAAAATGTTAAAATTGATTCTACTTCTGTATCTCCAACATTATATCCTATAGCGGAAAAATAAATTTTTCCGTAATTGTTATTGTGATTTTGTCCATCATAAACAACCACTTTGTTTTCTATTTCTTCATAATCTGTTATGTAACCAGAAGAAATTATAGCAGCTTCAAAATCGCTTTTTGTTACCAATGCTTGATATCCATAGTATCTTGGAGCGATATATTTAATATATTCTAAATCTGGAGAATCATAGCCACCTGAAGAAAGAGTCGAAATTATGGTTGTAGCGGGAGATGCGGAAGTGTTATTTGTTAAAAATTCATTAACAATAACTGAATTTCCAGAAGAGCCAGAAGATATTACATAAGATACTAAAACAGTGTCTTCTCCTATTGCTATCTCTTTTCCTATTGTTTTAAAATTTTCTCCTTGTATATCTTTACCAAATTTTATATAAAAATATTTTCCTTTTTTTACTATAAAAAATATTTTTGAATTTTCGTTTGTATCTTGTACTGGATTATTAGTATAGTTTGTCCAATATTCTCCATTAACAGAAACACAAATGGTTCTTATATCCACATTTTCGTTATTAATTTTATATTCTTGTTCAGCAGTTACAGTTATTTGTACTTCTTTTACTAGAGAATCCCCACCATAAAACGGAACAGTAGTGGTTGAATCAATTGTTACTGTTGGACCAACATAATAAAAATTTTGAAACGAATTTGTTGGATTTTTACCTCTAGCAACAGCAAATCTATCTAAATATTGCGCTCCTGAAGATATTTTAGTAAAAGATACTAGAGCAATGGCAGAATTTTTATTCGATAGAGTAAATCCAATTACTTGTAATAATTTTGAAATAGAATCATTTCTTTGGGCTGTTGATATAAAGGATTCTTTATTTACCATATGGAGATAATGCATCCATATCAAGCTATTATAGCTAAAAAGATCAACAAGCATCTTTATAGCCGTTCCTTCAGAATCTAAATCATATTCTTTACCTACAGTAGTAGTTTTTAGATAAGAAATTAAATTTTGTTTAAGACTTTCTTGGTCTAGATCTGTAAGATTAATAGCATAATTCATGAAATTATGTATCTAATGTAAATTTAAACGAAGAATTAATTATATTTTTAGTAATCTCATCATTAATGCTGTAAACTACAGAAAAAGTCATTTCATTATCCAATTTTTTTGTAGTTATTTTTAAATTTTTAATATCTGGAAGTCTATTATAGATTCTATATTTTAATGAGTCTAAAATAGTTGCCTTTTTCATTAAATTGGTTTCTTCTTTTAAAAACTCTATACTATTGTTTATCTTTTTAGTAGATAATCTAGAATCAGAATTAGACATATTTAATAAATTTTTTATTTTTTGATTTGCTGAAGTAGTTTTTGATACTTTTGCTATATCGCCAAAAGCATCAACATATCCAAAAATATTTAAATCTTTTTTATAATTCATCTCTCAATTGTATTTATATAAGACATATTAGTAATTTTTGTGTTAAATGGTGCTTCTGTGCTTGGTATTTTACTTATTGTTAACGCCATTTCGTGGTGTCTATCTTTAAAAATTTTATGTGATATGTTTGTTACAAGCCATATACCATGCAATTGACCATTTTTAACCGCATATGAAGCTGGAGAATCTATTATTCCTATTAAGGATCCTGGTTTAACTTTAAATGATCCATGAACCGTTATTTCTGCCTTTTTTGAATTTAACCAAGATGAAAGTGCAGCTCTGTATAAAGGAGCATCATAAGGAGTGTTCCAAAATGTACTATTAACTAAAGCAACATTTAATAGTTTTGGAAAATTTTTTCCAAAATTTGGACAATCGCAACTAAACGGAGCATTTGGTTCTTGATAAAAACAACCCAAAAACGATTCATCTAATTTATTTGCTATTGAATCACATAATTTTGTTTGAATGTATTCACATGTTAAACTACAACCATCTGGTTCTGGAATCTCTTCCCAAAAATCCATTCCAGTAGGATTGCCTGTTTGTGGATCTACCCCAGAACCAGTTTTTTTCGATGGTCTTAATTTGGCAACTAATTGAAGAGTAATTCCGCCGTCAACTGTCCATCCAGGAAAAAAATTATTTAAACATTCATCCACAGATCTTGGCTGTGATCCATAAATTGCTAAAGGATTTGCACAAATATAATCCTTTGCTTCCATGTGAGGATCATCAATTTCAATTACTTTAACTGGATTTGTCGAAACGGTCTTATCTAAAAAAAAGTTTTTACCGGATTTTGATGGAATACTTGGCATATATTATCCTTAAGTACAGTCTTCACATTGTCCTTCTATTGCATTTTGTGCATCGAACAAATAAAGAACAGGAACAGCTCTTTTATCAGCATCACTCATACTTAATCCCTTTATATTATTAACATTTATTTGATACATTTTTACAATTTGACCATTGAATTGATGCTTACATGGATCGTCTTTTTCGGTAAAGTAACCTATAGGTATTAATTTATTGCCCAATGGGAAAGATACACTATCCATATTTATTCCAGGACCAACATATTTTCTTTTTAAAACATTTGGTAAACCACTAAGACTTTCGAAATTAGTTATTTCATTTATATTAAATGCAGGAAAATAAGGTTTAACCGGAACAGGTATAAATGTAACTCCTATCTGAGGATAAAAACCAGTAAATCCAAATGTTGTTCCTGAAAATCCACCCGATCTAGAATTATGAGCAATAATTGCATCAAAAAATGGGTGAATATAATCGGTTAAAGTTATTCCTGTAGCACCTGATAATCCAAATGGAACTCCACATGTACATCCTGCCGTGCTTCCAGAGCCAAACCACATAGGTTGCTGTGCTGTTACGCTAATATTTATAGCAGTTGATCCAGAAATTCCTTCGTATTCAGATGGATAAAATTGTATTTCTTTCCAAGCATACTTAAAAGCTTTTGATTTTTCTGGCAATGGATCTACTAGTATATTTGGTCCCTCACCAACATAAGTAGCACCTAAAATCATAGCATAGAAAGAATCTTCAGAAGAATCATTCATACAACAAACAACATATTTAAATAAATTCCATTGTTCTTTTAATTTTCTATTTTTATAATACTTATCTCTTTCTTTTTTATAATCTTGCTTTGCGTAAATATATTGTTCTATTATATTTTTATTAATAAAGGTTGTTCCCTCTTCACCAGTTGTGGCATCAATAGTTTTATATGTTATACCAATTATTGGATTTAATTCTTGTATATCATACATCGCTTGCCACATTGTGGTTGATAATCTATTACTTTCAAGATCAATCATTGTTATGCCCTGCTCAGTAAACATACTGTAAGAAGGTTCATCTATTGATCTATTATAATAAGATGTGTCTATAAATCCCCACTGTTGTTCATCATGATTTCTCTTTGAAACAAAATCCCCTTTATAAGCAGCTCCATCACCATTGACAAATCCTTTTGTGCCACCAGGAATCAAATTCCATGTATCATATCTTATGCCTTCTGTTGAAGTGGGATCGTTAAAATTTTCGGTAGTAAATTCAAAATTTTGAAATATACCATCCCAATAAGGTCCACCAAATCTAGTTTGTTTATTTACATTATATTGTATTTGATTGCGCGCAAATCCAACATTATCATCAGAAAACATAAAATATGGATTATCAAAATCAGGATCTATTCTATCATAATAAGATGCAAAAAAACCAAAATTTTCTAATTCCATAAAGGAATAAGAAGGAGAAAAACTAATGGAATCTATTTTATAAACAACTATACTAGTATTTCCAAATATGGGATCGGCTATTTGTGCGACATAAACAGAATCTGTTTTTGCGGTTGTATATACTTGAGCAATAGGATAACTACTAGGAATAACTGGATCTGAAGGACCAGTTAATTTATCTAAACTTTTAAAGTTAACTCCATGTAAATCTTGCCAAAAGAAAAAATTACTTCTATTTTTATCATTTACGGCATTTTCTGCCATATAATTTAATAAAGATAGCGTGTTTGATTGTGTAATTTTTCTCCCGCTAGGAAATATTGGTGTATTTGGTTTTAACCAGGCATAATTTTTAGCAGAATCTATATTGAAAGGTATTCCTGGAGTATAAAGATATTTAATTAAACTATTAACAAATCCTTTTTTAATTGGTACAGTAGCACTGGTGGATTTTTCTTCTGTAGAAATTATATCAACAAATTCATCTGGTACAGCAGTTCTTCTTTCGTTTACGAAGTAAGAAAAATCAATAAATTTTAATGTTATTAATCTGGGTTGAGTTTTATCACCAAAGTCAGTTCCCTGACTAGTTTGATAAATTATAAAAGAAAAATTATAAGTATCTGCAATTCCATCTAAATTTTGACCAGTCCAGCCTCTTTCAGTTATATTAAAATCAATTTTATCTTTACCAGAAAAATTAAAATCTGATAGTGCATCTCCAACATCTCTTAATATTATTGTTCCAGAAGGAATAGTACCAAACATTCCTTCTTCAAATTGGATTTGTTCCAAATATCCTTTAGATTGATCATCAGAAACTAAATTCCATACTGTCCCATTTATTCCATGCGTTATTGTTATACTATTAATAGTTAAAGTATTAGGAAGAGGCATTAATCAAATCTCCAATAAATTTCACTTTATTGATTGAAGGGATATTTAAAATATTTTTTGTTTCTATTAAATTATCTTTTTCGCTCACTGGTATGTATTCATTATCTGGAGAACCATCTGAATAACCAGCATCAGTTATAGATTTAGTTATTATACCATACTGATTTTCAAAAAATACAGGAGATGATGAATAGTTTTCTACAAATAGAGAATTTGGTGAAATAACAAAACCACTAGTCATTGACCCAACAATCGGTTTCCATGTTCCGTTTTCTTCTCTTATAACTCTATAGCTATTATTAGCAGTTCCTCCGCTAATTCCATCAACTAACATTTTTATTTTTTCTAATTCATAATCAACTTCTGCAATGTATCCAAAACTAGTTTCAACATCAAATTGAGCACTAGATCCTGAAGAAAATTTTACTAATAAATCTCCAGCTTCAAGACAGACACCAGTAAACCCGTTTAATCCTGATTTAAAATTTTCTAATTCAATTTCAATTTGTTCTTTTGTTGGTGGTAATTCTAAAAATGGATTAACAATATTATTGGTATAGATTGGTATATAATAATAACTAGTGTCATTAAAAACTGAATCGGCAAATGTATCTAATAAAAAATTATCAGAAATTTTTTCCGCATAAAATGAAGTAGAATATTCCGATAAATTAAAATTTGTATTAAAAATTCTTATTTGTTTTTCAATACCATCAAAATTGTAATTTTCTATATCATATGAATTAAACACATTTAACCTCCAAACGTAGCATATTCAGATTTACTTTCAATTCCACCTCCAGCACCAATAGCACCAGTTTCAAATTCTTTAAAAACTAAAGATAAAACAGTTGCTACTGGCTGACCAGTATAATAATGAGTTGGTCTTTCCGCGTCTATTGGAATTTTATTAACATCTACTGTAACTAATACTGATACTAAAGGAGATCCCAACCAAGCAGCAGTTAATTCATCTGAATCAGTACCTTCATTTATTGGAATCATGCTCAAAGTCCATAATGCTGGAGGAGTTATTCTTTCAGCAGAACCAGCATAAAATGGATATGAATACACTCTAAAGGCTTCGCATATTTGTGCTATTTTTACTGCATCATCTTGGTCTTTAGGTACTAAAAACCAACTAAATCTAAATTCTCTTCTTGCTTCACTTTTTAATGATAATTCTGTTATATTAGAATATGATATTTGAGAAGTTGTACTAGCAATATTTTTTAAGTACATTAAAAAAGGTTCTTCAAAAGTTTTCTTTAATAATTTTTTATTTCCTCCAGCATTTGCCGCACCAGCAGCAGATAACATTGGCCCAACGGGATTTGCTTCTTCTGAATATGATTGTTGAGTACTGCTTAAATGTGAATTTGGTATAGGTAATGTTATTTCTAAAAATGGATTATCATTGATATAATTTCTAGTTCTATTTTTAGCTAATACGCTATAAGGACCAGCTCTAAAATTAGAAGCATAAAAAATTTCAGAATCATCTTTTGGATATTGTAGTTCTAATGCCATATTTTTAACCATTATATATATTTTATGGCATATAAAACAAAATTTTTGCCAGAGCATGTAGAAAAATATGTCGGCAATCATAAAAAAATATTGTGCAAATCTTTATGGGAAAGAAAATTATGCAAATATTTTGATGATAATATAAACATTGTGAATTGGTGTTATGAATGTTTAAAAATTCCTTACATATCTCCAGTGGATAATAAAAAGCACATATATTTTCCAGACTTTATTATTAAAATAAAAAATAAATTTGGGGAAATAAAAACTATGATTATAGAAGTAAAACCTAAAAAACAGACAATACAACCAAAAAATAAAAAAACAAAATCATATAGTTCTGAAATGACTAGATATCTTATAAATGAAGCAAAATGGAAAGCTGCTATTAATCTATGCAAAGAAAATGAATGGGAATTTAAACTTTTAACAGAAAATAATATTTTTAAATGAGTATAAACGATATAATAACAAAAATAGCAGACCTAAATGGCTTACAGAAGAAGTCTAAATATAATATTCAGTTTATATTGAGTGGTGAATGTGGATTTGGTGATTCTGGGCTTTCTATAAGCCAAACTGACTTAGCGGATAAGGATGGTATATCAACATTTTTAGGCCCAATAAGTGTAGTAATGAGTGGAAGAACAGTTGAATTGATAGCAGACCAAACTACAGGACCCGGTTTAGGTAGATTAATACCGATAAATCCTTCTTTTGAATCCAGAACTGGTCTTTTAATGAAATTTCCTATAGATAATAATTGGAAACTTTACACTTTATTAAATAAATGGATAAGAATTTTAGCAAATGATGGATTTGATGTCGGAACCGATCCAGAAGGTTTCACAAATAATTTAACATCAGCAAATTTTTATAATGAATGTGCTAGAAATGGAGCAATAATAATTCAGCCATTATCCTATAATGGATCTCCAAATAAAACAATTACTTTTTATGAAGCATTTCCAGTACAAATACAAGCATTAGAATTTAATTCAGCACCAACACAAGAAATATTAACATTTGATGTAACTTTTTCTTATAGACAATATAGAATAAATTAATATAACAATGATCACACTTAAAAGAAAATATCCAAAATATTCGTGCATTCTTCCTAGTAAAGAAAAAACTCTTTTTTTTCGTCCGTTTGTAGTTAATGATGAAAAAAATTTAATTTTGATAAAAGAAGAAAAAGATAATAAAACTATATTTGATGCAATTTTAAATTTAATTTCTGATTGTTTTGATGATATAGAAAAAATGTCATTAACCCTCCAAGATATGGAATATCTTTTCTGTATGTTAAGAGCAAAATCTGTAGGAGAAATTGTTTCAGTTAATTTTACTTGCCCTATAACAAAAGAAAAGATAAGAGCATCTTTAGATATAACAAAATTAGAAATTGTCAAAGGCACAAAACAAGAAACTATAATAGTAGACGAATCAACAAAAATACTTCTTAAAGAACCAAGCATAAAAAAAATATTATCAATTAATGGAAATTTTGATAAAGATCATTTTGTGAAAGCATCGATATCAAAAGTATATTCTAATGATGAAGTTTATGATTTAAATGATGTTTCAGAAGAAGAAATAGAAAATTTATTAAAACAGTTAACAATAAATGAATACGATTTAATTAAAAATTTTGTTTCAAAATTACCAAAAATAGTTGGAATTGTTTCATATGTTACTAAAGATGGTGAAGAAAGAAAAATAAAATTGGAGGGATTATTTAATTTTTTTACTATTGCCTAAGTTATATTAATTTGATTACATTTATAAAAATAAATCATGCAATGAGCTTGGGCGCAAATTTTAGTATAAGCGATATAGAAAGTATGATCCCCTGGGAAAGAGAAGTATATCATCTACAGCATATAAATTGGGAAAAAGAGCAGAAAGAAAAAGATGGAAGAAAGAACAATCAGATTCAGTAATTTTGAATTCTTAAAACAAGAATTAGAAACACAAAAAAGTAAATTAAATTACTCTGCGTTTATTAATCCATCAATACAACAAATGGAAATAGATGTTTCTGATAGTCAAACGCAAACAATACAATCTATAGAAGATGTTATAATACCAGAAGCAAAGGAATCAGGATTACCTATTATTGTTACTCCAAATTCTGAAGAAGATAAAAATTTTAAAGAAATAGTAGTACCTGAAATAGATGTTTCAAATGAAATAAAAGCTACTGATGTTCCAACAAGTGATTCTGAAACTACTCTAGCTGCTCCAGAGATTCCTTCAGCTGATTCTGAAACTACTCTAGCTGCTCCAGAGATTCCTTCAGCTGATTCTGAAACTACTCTAGCTGCTCCAGAGATTCCTTCAGCCGATTCTGAAACTACTCTGATTGCTCCAGAAATCCCTTCTGCTGAAACAGAGACTTCTCTGATTGCTCCAGAAATCCCTTCAGCTGATTCTGAAACTACTCTGATTGCTCCAGAAATCCCTTCAGCTGATTCTGAAACTACTCTGATTGCTCCAGAAATCCCTTCTGCTGAAACAGAGACTACTCTAGCTGCTCCAGAAATCCCTTCTGCTGAAACAGAGACT